TTTATTGACAAAGCTAATCCGAGAGTTGAAGTCGCAGAGATCGATTAAGGAGAAAAAATCATGAATAAAAAATTGACATTTACAGTAACTGTTTTAGCAGGGCTTATGTTTGGGGCCGGTGCAACCGCCATTGCCGACAATGTTTGGCAAGGCCACCAGAACATCGTGGAGACCAAAAATAATATCGACAAGCTGACAGCGAAGATCAATGCTTCACAATCTAGCTTGTCCGATTTGAAACACCAGTTGTCTGACGCGCAGGCACAATATTCAGCACTTAAACAGCAATACGACAACGACATGGCAAGCAAAGATGCCGAGATTCAGCAAAAGATCATTGAAGGACAGCGAGTAGTCGCTCAGAAACAGGCTGAGGTCGATGCTAAACAGCAGACAATCAATGACCTTACATCTCAGTTAGAAGCCGCCAAACAGGCAAACAATGACTTATCACAGGCAATCAAAGACGCACAGAGCATCAAGGACTATTCCGATCAGGCTGTGAAGTCAGTCAACGCGAAATGATGGGCTGACCGATGAAACTTGAAGTAGAAAAATACGGAAATCATGAACCAAGTAAATTCATACCGGTGTATGTCAAAAGGCCCGGAGAAATGTTCGCCAAGCACGACAAATATGACTTCGGGATCATAATCAGATACATTGGCAAAATAGGCGGCTTCAACGAGCCGCTTTATGAGGTATGGATAGCAGATTCTAATACTGTCAGGCACGCATTCAACAGTGACATAAGGCGCTATCCGGTAAGAAAGAAGAGAAGACGATGAAAAGTAGGAGACGAAACGTTCGATGACATCTACATCAGCAAAAAGACTGGCAAGGTAGTAGGCGTCATGTACGAAGGTGTGGACTACAAGCTAGTGCCAATCAAACAGGAGGACGAAAAATGAGCGAAGAGAAAATATACCTTATTAAGAACGATCATGGGGAATACTTGACCGTTGAGCGTACGGCACCTTGGTGGAACAGTCCGGTAGGAACCGCTGTAAGAAATATTGATGTTGCACTTGCATGGGCGGAAAAGTATGGCGGTCACATTGTCACGTTCGTTGAGGAGCCTAAAAAGGTAGTCCTAACCAAGGAGCAAGCCGAAATCGTTGAACGTGCACATAGCGGCAAGTTCCCAGCAGCCAGCATTGCTTTCTATGGCGATGATGACGAAGAGCCGCTGATGAATGCTTACGTCAACGGCTACACCGTGGCAAAGGAGAAGAAGTATAACGTCAAGGTGCCACATACCAAAGAGGTTTGGTATTACAAGTCCGGCGATACAGATTTGTTAACGATTTGCCCAGCGGATAAAGAACTTCGTGGCAAGTTCACCGAGGCAGAGATCGAGCATTACGGCTTGCAAGACTGCGAGAAAGAAGAGGTGACTGACGATGAGCAATGAGACGAAGCGGGACGTGTTCTTAGATGCTGTTGACGCGCTGGCTGATGCACAGGCAAGCGGTGGCAATGTCGGACACCAAGATGCAAATTTATTCATGGCTGAATATGACGCCGCGTTTCCAGATGATCTGCCGGTGATTCCGAAAGCGGTAGGCGATGTGATTGTAAAACTCAAACACAAAAAATTCTCTCTATCCGGAGCGATGAGCTACGCCGCAGTAGTTTCTTTATCTCCATGGATGACGTTTGAACATGAGGACACCTTCGCCCTTGCATGGTTGCTAGGCGCTTGGAAAGTAGAGGAAACCGGCGAAATTGTGAAATTGGAGGAAGAAAAATGAGTAAACATTATGAAGAAATGAGCCAACTGGATAGGACCGATAAAAAATGAAATTCAAGATTGTGGGTCGCAATGGCGAAACTAAAATCAAGGAATTCAGGTCTCAGTACGAAGCAGATTTATACTGCGAGTGTCTCAACTATGAGCGGTTGGAATGCCTTGGCTTGATTGAGCACCTGAACATGACAGCAATCAAATTTGATTAGGAGTACGTCACATTGGCAACATCTTTGAAGACAAACAGCTATTGGAGGGAAAGCAATGATTGCCGTAATGCTGCTAATCTCAGGCGCTGCAATGTGGATGTGGGCTAACTGGAAAAGAGGAAAATAAATGAAATCAAAAAGTAATCGCGTGTTTCAAAATAATGTTCGCAAGAATATCAGCGATAACCACATGCTACAGAAGGATTACGCAAAAAGCATCGGCATTACGACACGTCAACTGGCGCATCTGCTTCAAGACAACAACGTTAGCTTGGCAAAACTTGATGACTTCGCTGAACGCGTTGGGATTGACCCGTGGGATCTCATTCGGCCTTCTGAAAGCAAATAAAAAAGCGCGCCTAATGAGGGACGCGCCGGAGGCCAAACGTACGATTGAGAGTGAATGAAATCAAAGATTAGGAGTTGGCCTCCAATGACAGTATAGCAAACGCACATGTTGAACGCACGTTTAAGGCATCAAAAAAGCGCACCACGAAGGCACGCTTATCCCCAAAACTTTTACAAATTTAATTATACCATAAGGGGTGGCGCTTGTGATGGAGCTTTTATCAATTAGCGATGAAAAGGATCGGGAAGCAGTCGAAAATATCCTAAATAAATACCGAGCAGAGCGTGGATTCATAAAGGCGCCAGTCAATCCAAAGATCACTAGTGCATGGGGAGACGGAACTTCTGCCAGCACTGTTCAGCGTCCGCTGTATGCACAGCAGCGTTTGGAAAGACAAGAATCGGCACGTAAGTTCTGTGAATGGTGCGACAGTTGTATTGCATCAATGCCGAAACAATCACATCAGCGTTTATTAAGGGTGCGCTATTGCGATGGGCCAGAAACAGATACGCCAGACGGTGATGCAATGAATATTCTCGATATATCTGCAGCAACCTACACACGCAGAAAGAAAAATGCGTTGTTAGCAGCGGCCTGGTACTTTGGCGTCACACCCAGAAAAAGTAGTGAGCAATAAATGATCGATGAATGAGGACTATTTGAGGACTAATTGATTGATAAATGAGTGGCGAACTAAAAACGGAATCCCTTATGATTGTATTGTGCCAAAGGTGAGAAACCTGAGACACCGCATTTTTCCTCCGAGCCTCAGTGATGATAAAGCTGTGGCAAGGCGTGGCAATGAGGACTGGCTGAGATAGTCAGGCGGGTTCGATTCCCGCATGCCACATTGCGCTATCAAACGTGCACCAGATTGGCCGGCGGAAAACGGCTGCGCAGTGCTCACTTAATCACCTCAATGTAGTATTCCAGTTCATGCTGGGGTACTATTTTTGTGAGGTGATACGAAATGGACAAGAAAGCGGAAATTCGGGCCATGATTGAGCATCCAGAATATCTTTTGCATGCTGAGAAAATGAGCTTGGATAAGAGAATAGAGCAGAAAAAGCTTGATAGTAAGGATGTGAGGTCAGCAGTGGTCGATACTGCCAAGTCGAAAGGAAAGCAGCTGGCGGTAGACGTCTTAAACGGCAAATGGGGAGATCTGATCCTTGATCTTGTGGATACGGGGGATCATTTAAAAGACCGTTTGGATGACATGAAGAAGACTTTGCTTTTGGCAGAATATCTACAAAAGACCGATGATCAAGAGCAGGGCCTTCACAGGTTGAGTTCTCTCCTCACAAATCCGTACGGACTGAGTATCTATTCGAAAATAGTCTCCCTACTGTCAGATGCTCCATCAGATGATGATATGTTGGATATTATGTCTGATTATCTGGGTAATCTTGCAAATGAAAAAGATTGGGGAAGCACTTTTTCTAAGAACAAGAGCATTTTGAATTTAATAGACAGAAGTTCTCCGCTAGCTCTAACTCTGCTTCGGAATTCAGACCATTGGCCGTTAGTTCCAGGACCAAAAGCATTCATTGCTGTAGATGGTAGAGTGCAGGGAGACAATACTGGATGGGTAGCAACCGCATTTAGCAAAGTGCCATTTTTTTCTAACATTGAGAAGACAAGCATCCAGATGGCAATCGTTGATTTAGAATCAAATAAGTTAGCTGAATTTATTTCGGGAACGCTGAATCCACCATACGCTAATCCCAATAATCCTTCAGAGTTAATTTATGCTGAACGTCCGACCGATGCTGGGAATATGCTTAAGGCAGCCGTTTCGAAATCTAGTGCTACAAACCAAGAGAGCTAATATGACGCTTTGGCATCTTTTTATTTACTAAAGCACTCCGCCAAACGGTGAGGTGCTATTTTTGTGCAACAAAAAGGCCCTCTGAGCGATTAACTGAGGGCCTAGCTACCGGTGTTTACTGAGGTGAAACAACGGTACCGAAAAAGAGTATAACACATGTAGCAATAAATCGGATTAAAAAAGCCCTCAGAGACCAGTCCAAGGGCCAAAAGAATGAAAAAACGGAATACTTGTGTGAGCAGCAGCGGTTGACTTGGAGGAGAAAGGCCACTGCTCACATATATATATTAGCACATTCCTTATAGAAGATACTAAAATAGCCCTCGGTTGGGGGCCGAGAGCCTAAAGATAGGGTATTACAGAGGAGTGAAAATGAGTATCTGTTGGGAACAATTTAATTCTAACTCATCGAAATTTTTTAAGCAACAAAAAAGCTTTCGGGGCCGAATCCGAGGGCTTAAGAACTCGGGAAGTTCTTCATGAGAATGTGAGCAGCGTCATCAAACTGCTCACGGACATTATATTTTCGGAGGCGAGTAGATGCAATGGACAGATGAACAGATCGGTGACATTAGGAAGCTCGCCTCTGAAGGCTTTACTAGACGAGAAACGGCCGACAAGCTCGGAATTAGCTATGATGCGCTTCAAGGTAAAGCGAAAAGGCTTGGTATCGAATTTCAGAAGCCACTGAAGAATGAATACGATTCAGACGGTACGCAGTCCAGTGAAACCATTCTAAAGGTTGTCAGGGGCCACAAAATGACGCCTAGAGAGGTTCTGGAAGCTCACGGGTATGATTACACCAAGTGGGAGCTTGTACGTGCTACAAGCAACTTCTGGAAGCAAACGCCTGAAGCAACGTTGTATCAAAGCAAGATACAAATTAGGCCGTTAGTCGAAGCAGAACAATACGAATCATTGATGAATGACATCATCACACACAAGGAGCCATACCAAGCTAAGGCTCCTATTTTTGTGGAATCAGATCGCTATCTGGTCATTCCTGCATTTGACACGCATTTCAACGGTCACACATTCGACGTCTATGCGGAATCTCTTAAACGGCAACTAGAAATCATTCAACGCGGCCACTACGCCAAAATATTGCTCATTCTGGGCGGCGATCTTGCTCACGTGGACAATATCAACTCAACCACAGCAAAGGGCACACAGCTCGAAACAACTGACCTAGGCGAGACTGTGAACGAAATGGAACAATACTTCGAGACACTGATTGAAGCGATTATTAAGAATGCCAATGAGTGTGAGGTCATGTATGCGCCAGGTAACCACGACCCGTCAGTTGGATATATGTTTGCACGTCTATTGAAACGCGCCTACAGCAACCAGAAAAACATCACTTGGGATATATCACTGAAGCATTACAAAGGCACAATGCTCGGTCACAACTTCATTGGTGCCACTCATGGTGACAAGGGCAAGAATAACTACCTTGCAAAATACTTAGACGAGTTTGGATTCATGCTGGGAACGGCACAGAACCGCGAACTTTTCACTGGTCACCTTCATAGCGAGATGAGTAAAGACTTAGGCGGATTCGTTCAGCGTCAAGTATCAACGCGGAAACCTACGGATAAGTGGACAGATGATATTGGCGTGGTTGCTCACAAAACGTTTGAGCTGGTCGAATACAGCGATCATGATACGAGGGCGATCTACTATGTCTAATGGAATGAAGCGAGTCGGTTACGGATATGTAAGCCACACAGAGCAAGCAATCATTGAGAAGCTATCGAGAGAAGAGAAACACATGAACGCAATTATCTATACGAAGCCGCGCTGTCAAAAGTGCCGGCGAACAGTATTAAAACTGTCACGTGTAATGCCAGTGCAAACAGTCACAGCAGACGCGGACGACTACGAACGGTTCCGCAAGCTGGGATACCGATCAATGCCAGTCGTAACAGTTTACAAGGCAGACGGCACACATGATGAATGGTGCGACTTGCGGGTTGACAAGATCAAACAATATACGGAAGGCTAAGAGCTTGTACAAATGCGGGAGGTGTGGTGATATGTAATGCGACTGACAGCAAAACAGAAGAAGTTCGTTGATTCTTATATTGCTGATAGCAATGCTACCAAAGCGGCACTAGAAGCAGGATACAGCAAAAGAACGGCTAGATTTGTCGGTGCAGAAAACCTTACAAAACCTAACATTAAAGCTGCCATCGATGAACGCATGAAACGCATCGAGTCTGACAAAATTGCCAAGGCTGCTGAGGTACTTAAATACTTCACCACAGTACTTCGTGGAGAGGCAAAAGAGACAATTATAGTTAGCACTCCGGATGGCGCAGAGTCTGTTGAAAACAAGCCAAGTATCAAAGACCGCATGGCAGCAGGACGAGAATTGCTCAAGCGTTACCCTGGTAATGATGAGCTGCTCAATGCTCAGCTAACGAAGATTATTACTGATATTGAGAAAACTAAGGCCGATGTTCGCAAGTCCAAAGCTGAGGCTGACATCATGGAAGCCAAGGCCAAGTTGCTTACTGATACGGATTCGCAAGATAGGACGGTGATTGTCGATGACGTCCCAGAAGATGATTAAGTTAAGTAAGATGGTGCAACCACATTTTTATCCGTTTTGGCGGTCAAAGGCACCATATCTGATACTGAACGGCGGTCGTGGCTCATTTAAATCATCGACAGTTAGTCTGAAGCTACTCATGATGCTCAAAAGGCAAGCACAGCAAGGACATAAAGCCAACGTAATCGTCATTCGAGAGAACACGGTTAACTTGCGTGATACTGTATACAGCCAAATCGGTTGGGCAATTGACATGCTCAAAATGACAGACGAGTTTGTGTTCAACGTATCGCCTATGCGCATAACGCATCGTGGAACTGGTAGCACATTCTACTTCTATGGCGGTGATAAACCTGAAAAGCTGAAGTCTAACACCGTTCGTAACGTGATTGCTGTGTGGTATGAAGAAGCAGCTAACTTTAAATCCGCTGAAGTGTTTGACCAAACTAATCCAACCTTCATTCGACAGAAATCACCATGGGTTGATCAAGTTCAAGTCTTCTACACGTATAACCCACCGAAGAATCCGTATGACTGGATTAACGAGTGGGTCGATAGTGTGAGAGGAGACCCGGACTTCTTCATTGACACTTCAACTTATCTCGATGATGATCTTGGGTTCACTGACGAACAGCAGCTTAGACTGATCGACAAGTATAAAGCCAACGATTATGACTACTACCGTTGGCTTTATCTTGGCGATGTGATTGGATTAGGAACCAACGTCTACAACATGGATTTGTTTCATAGACTGGATGAGGTGCCAAGCAACGATCCAATTAGGCGTCTCGTGTTCTCAATCGACGCTGGTCATATTAATAGCGCAACCACGTGCGTGGCGGCCGCTGTTACGGCCAAGAACAACCTGATCGTACTAGACACCTATTACTATTCTCCAGCTAATCAGAGCGTGAAGAAGGCACCAAGTGACCTTGTGCCAGAGATAAAGTCGTTTATTGATAAGGTAAGGTCAAAATATAATCATCCCGTGCTTAAATACACGATTGATTCTGCTGAAGGTGCGCTGAGAAACGAGTTTGTTAAAGAGTTCGGCATTCGCTGGCATGGCATTGTCAAGGGCAAGGAAGCGGACATGATTGACTTCGTGTCTAACTTGCTTGCTCAAGGACGCGTGTTCTACCTGGACAATGACGACAACAAGATATTCATCTCAGAACATCAGCAATACCAGTGGGATGAGAAGACCGCACAGTCTGACGATCCACACGTAATCAAAGAGCACGATCACACGGTCGATGCTTTCAAATATATGGTAATGGACAATGCTGGACAGTTGAAACTTAGCCAGGCCAACAAGGCACGAGCATTCAAGAACACAAGCAAATACTTCTAAGGAGGTGGCCATCATATTAACAGTTCAAGGTAAAGGATCAATCACAGACGGTGACGTATTTATTTTTCCAGTAGACACAGCTATTACTGGGGACGATATCACCAATTTCATTAGCGCAAATGATGAACTAGCTCGCAGAAAATATCTACCTGCTAAAAAGATGTATCTTGGCAAGCACAAGATTCTTCATGAAGATGCCAAAGACCACGGGCCGGACAATCGGCTTGTCGGCAACTTGGCTCACTATATCGTGGATACCTACAACGGGTTTTACATTGGCATTCCACCGAAGATCACGCTCGACAACACACAGGATAATACCGCGCTGCAAGAGTGGAACGACACAAACAGCGTTCAGGACAAATTAAGCGAAATCAGCAAGCAAGCAGCCATTTACGGACGGGCACTTGCTTTTTTGTACCAAGACGAAGACAGCAATACGTGCATTGCATACAGTTCGCCCATCAATTCATTCATTGTCTATGACGACACGGTAGCACACAAATCCATTGCGTTTGTCATGTATTGGCACGACGAAGACAACAATCTAACTGGCAAGGTGTATCTGAAAGACGGCGTATATTCCCTTGATATGGTTCGCTTTGAAGGAACGGCCGGATTCAATCCGTTTAACGAAGTACCAGCAGTCGAGTTCTTCATGAATACCGAGCGTCAAGGCATCTTTGAGAACGTCGAGACGCTCATCAATGCCTTAGACAAGGCGCTAAGCCAAAAGGCAAACCAGAATGAATACTTTGACAACGCGTACTTGGTTATCAGGGGCATGAGCCTGCCAGAGGATGATGACGGAAATCCAAAGCTTGATCTTAACGGCAACCAAATCATCTATTCGCCAGATGCTGACTCTACTAACGGTGTGGCCGAGTTTCTGACCAAGCCTGATGGCGATGACATTCAAGAACACCTTATTGACCGCCTCATCAGCATGATTTATCAGATCAGCATGGTGGCAAACTTGAACGATGAAGCATTCAGCGGCAATAGTTCTGGCGTTGCATTGCAATACAAATTGCTACCAATGAGGAACCTAGCGGCCAACCAAGATCGTAAGTTCACCCAGGCACTCCGGGAGCTGTACAGGATTGCATTCAGCGTTGGGACAATTCTTCCAGAAAGCAAAGCCGATGACTGGCAAAAGCTCAACTTCGCATTCACGCGAAATCTTCCGGAGAACATTACCGACGAAGCGGACGCGGCTTCTAAACTCAAAGGCCTCGTATCAGATCAGACTATGCTTAGCACCTTATCGTTTGTTGATGATCCCAAGGCCGAAATGAAACGGATGACTGATGAACAAAACGAAGCCGTCAAAAACGCCTTGGTCAATAATCCTGCTGCCTCTGATGAGGACAAAACGGACGGCGGTGACTGATTGTGACCGATGAGGAGATCTTGCGCAGGCGGCAAGTTAACGAGGAATACTGGCAAGCTCGCGCCCGACTTGAAGAAAAGTGGATGAAGGCCAATCTTGCTGATGATGCTGCGTTTAACAAAGTGATCGAAGACTATTACCAAAAGGCGTTGCAGGGCATCGCGAAGAGCTTGTCGGATCAATACACGCGCTTTGCTGGCCGCGATGGCTTGACCATGGACGAGGCCAAGGAAAAGGTCAAGAGCACCGACATCAAAGATTACGAGCAGGAAGCTGCCGATCTTGTTGAGCGTTCTAAACAGATCTTCAAGAAGAAGGGATCCGTTGATTATAGCGACTTTTCAGACGAGGAGAACGAGCACATGCGGCTATATAACGCTACCATGCGGATCAATCGCCTGGAGTATCTGAAGTCGCAGATAGGGCTTGAGATGGTCGATTCAGGTATGAAGCTAAGCAAGGCGTTTGGTGACAAGCTCGGCAGTGACTATATTGCCGAGGTCAAGCGGCAGGCGGGGATTCTGGCGCTGAATCTTGATCCCACTCTTTTGGATAACAAGAATGTCTTGAAACAGATCTTCATGAACACTAATCAAAGCGACTTCAGTCATCGTCTCTGGGCTAATCAGGATGCGTTGAAGGCTCGACTCGATATCGGACTGACCAACATGCTGATTCAAGGTTGGAATCCAAACAAGATGGCGGGCGACCTGAAGAAGATGTTGTCCAGTGAGTTCAAGAAGGCCACCTATGCAACACAACGGTTGGCACGTACTGAGTCGGCACGTGTTCAATTTGCAGCACAGATGGACAGCTTCAACAAATACGGCTTTGATTATGTTCAATGGCACGCAGAACCAAGCGCTTGCAAGGATTGCCAATACATCGCAGAGAGCGGCAAGGAAGGCAAAGGCATATACAAAATTGATGATGTTCCGAGTATTCCTGCCCACCCGAATTGTCGTTGCAGTGTTTCGGCCTACTATTCACAAAAAGAGCTTGATACGGCTATGGAAAAAACAGGATCGGCAAAAATGCCACAAGATTCAAAAGACCAAGAATCTAGTTTCAATCCACCATTTGATAAAACAAATAAGCAGTCAATAATTGATTACATCAACAATGTCCTAAAAGCTGAATATCGCGAGGCTAAAGGCAATGCGGCTAATACAGAATTACTTGGTGATGGTATTAGTTTTATTGCTCAATTCAACAAAGAATTTTCTAACTTTGCCAAGAAGGCCGAGAAAATACCGCTTTTTGAAGTTGTATCTCCGCGTGAAGCTAAAAAAACGGTGGCTGCATATATCAAATCTGGTTATGAACAGACGCCGGTGAAAATGCTGCTAAACGGTAAATATTTTAAAGACCCAAAAATTCTTAGAGAATTCATTGAGCGTAATGTTGCGAGCGGGTTTTATTCAAATAATAAAAGTCCTCTTCATGTCTTTGCACATGAATATGGTCATTATGTTTCAAGTCAGTTATCACTGTTGACAGATGACTCAGGCTTTGAAGATCGATTTATGCGCGGTGTGATGAGTAAGTATTCAGGTCAACAATATTCGGATCGCGACACTTTCTTAAACGATGAAAAGAAAAATGTTGATAAGATTGGTCGATACGGATTGTCAAATCAATCAGAAGCATTTGCTGAGCTTTTTTCAGCATGGCGTGGTGACACCCCAAATGATCTCGCACGTCTCTTTGGACAGGAACTCATCAAAGTATTGAGAAAAGTCTGAATTTTAGTTTTTTATAAAAACAACCTACTATCCGCTAACTGGCGGTTATTTTTATGCCATCAAGTCCAAGCGTGATCGACTCTAAAAGCTCCGGTAAATTAAGACGCAAGCCTGATCCGTCTAAAAAGCTGTGGAAGGAGTTCTTAACATGATTCCCAAGATTTTAATGCCTATGAATTTGCAATTTTTCGCTGAAGATAACCCTCAAGGCGATCCGAAAGAGCCAGTCGATCCGCCTAAGCCAAAAGATGGTGATCCGGTAGACCCTCCTGAAGGTAAGAAGCAAGGAGAACCGGCTGACCCTGATCCTGATGGTAAGCACGTCTACACCGATGAACAGGTCAATGAAATCGTCAAGAAGCGTCTTGCTCGTGCCGAGAAGGAGAAGCAAGCTGCTGTTGACGAGGCTGCAAAGCTGGCCAAGATGAATGCCGACCAGAAGAAGGATTATGAGCTTCAAAAGGCTCAAAAAGAACGAGATGAGCTAAAATCACAGCTCGCAAGCTACCAAATGGGAAAACAAGCTCGTTCAATGTTCGAAGATGCCAAGTTATCTGTCACCGAGGACGATTTGAAGCATGTTGTAACGCCTGAGGCAGAATCAACCGAAACCAATGTTAAGTGGCTCATTGCGCACGACCAAGCCGTAGCAGAGCGCGTCCGTCAAGAACTGCTAAAAGGCAGTACACCATTGGACCCGTCCTCCAACCGCAAGACGAAGAGCCTAAAGGATATGACTTTGGTAGAGCGCAGCGAATTGCAACGAAAAGATCCAGAGATGTACAAGAAATTACTAACAAAATGAAAGAGGTAAATAAATATGCCAGAATTTAGTGGTGCAACAGCCAAATTGAATTTGGTCGAACCTAAAGTATTCGCGGATTATGTCTTGGAACAGCAAACGGCTACTAACCGTCTGCTCTCTAGTGGCATTCTCACTACCGACCCAATCATTCAAGCACAATTGCTTAAGGGCGGTACTTACGTAACTATCCCAACCCTGCAAAGTCTTAGCGGGGAAGCTCAAACGTGGAACGACACTAGCGACATTACTGTTGGCAATGTCGACAGTTACAGTGCTATCGCTCCACAAATGTACCAAGCCAAAGCGTTTGGGTACACAGACTTTGGTCAACTTTCCACCGGTGCTCCGGTTGCTGAACAGATCGCTGGGCAATTCGCATCGTTCTGGAACATTCAAGACAACAAGCTTCTGATTGCAGTCTTGAAGAACACATTCCTCAATGCGGATTTGCAGGCTGTTAAGTCGTATGGTATGGCCGCACCTGCTACGTTAGCTGCGGGTGATTTTATTGCCGCATTGTCTCGCATGGGTGATGTTGCTAGTCCTCAATTGACGAAGATTGTGCTTAATTCCGCTGCTGTTGGTGCAATGCGCGATCAAAACTTGATTGACACAATTCAGCCATCTAATGGTGGCACGCCAATCAGCTACTACAACGGCATTGAGATCGTTGAAGACGATGCACTGCCAGTTGCAGCAGATGGTACCACGGACGCATTCATCATTGCTAACGGTGCTGTTTCTTATGGCTTGGCTAATCCAGAAAACAGCTATGAGGTCAAGCGTGACAGCCTTGGCAATGGTGGCCAAACTGCTGTTATCAACCGTCGCACGCTTGCAATGCAAGTTGCTGGTACGTCATTCACTGACGTTACTAAAGTTGCTGGCCTTGGTTACAGCGCAATCAACGCTTCGGAAACATCTATGTACGATTTGGTTGGTGACCCTCGCAACATTGGCGTCGTTGACTATCGCTTCAAGATTGATCCTAAGTTCGTCGTTGCTGGAATTAACGCCCCAAAAGCGTAGCGCCGTCTGGAAATGACGACGGCTTCGACCCTAGCGGAGATGTAAAACCAACGAGTGCACAAACCGTTGATGAAATCAAAGCATGGCTGGATGCTCACAGCATTGATTATACCGGGAAGACCTTGAAGGCAGACTTGCTTGCGCTTGTCCCTTCAGACTAGCTTGAACACCGTCGCTTATGAAAATCACAGTGCTGCGAAAGCAGGGCGGCGGAAAGGAGGCATGACATGGATAATGCTAATCCGGTAACACTTGCGGATTTGAAGACGATGATGGAAATCAAAACTGACACACAGGATGATGTGCTCAATCTCATCATTACCAACACCACCAAAGCTCTCCGGTTTAAGCTCGGTTTAAAGCCCACAGAAGCCTTCCCAGAGGAGCTTTCATATATTGCCCTAGAAGTATGCGTCAGACGCTACAACAGGCGTAAGAACGAAGGAATGACGTCATACGAGCAAGAAGGCCAGTCGTTCACGTTCAAGTCTAACGACTTCGATGATTTCGCTGATGACATCAACGGCTGGAAAGAAGCCAACGGTAAGAATGCAAAATCACTTGGCACAGTTAGCTTCATTTCCGGCTATCCAAAGGGGTGATCGTATGCGGTTAGACCATGAAGTTAAATTCTGGACGGACGACGAAGAATATAATCCGCAAACGCATGAATACGGTGATGTGAAAAAGGTTGCCACCGCTGTTGCCAGCGTCACCGACATGGGAACCGACAAGAGCGTTCAGCTATTCGGAAACTATGCTCAAAAGGCAAAGGTGATCCGATTAGTTGAGCCAGTCACCGTCAATTGGAGCTATTTAACGATTGATGATGAAGCGACTCATTATGCCCTCAATACCGCCCGCGCTCCGCTTCAAAACGCTACTTTGATTGTTGGTGAGACGAAATGAGCAAAGCTAGTATCAGCTATAACATGCAGATAAAAGGCATCGACAAACTGGTTGCTGGCCTGCTGAAGCGAGCGAAGATGGGCGTTGTCAAGCAAATTATCAAACAGCAGACAGCACAGCTCCAGACTCGTGCTCAGCAAATGACCGGCACCGTGTATGCTCATCCTACTGGTGCTACAAAGCGTGGCATCAAGTTATCGCTTGAAGATGGCGGTCTAACGGGCATAGTTGGCATGTCAATGGAATACAACCCATACACCGAAAACGGGACCCGTTTCATGCGGGCACGTCCTGTATTGAAGCCTGCGTTCCTTTATCAGAAAGTGCAGTTTATTAATCAGCTTAAACAAGCAGCAAAGTAGGTGATTCAAATCACATCACCAGAGCAAGAACTATACGACTACTTCTATGCTTTCTCGCAATCATCTGGGTACAAGACCTACGACCATTTGCCCATGCAGCAGGAGAACGCTCCTTATCCCTTCGTCATTGTTGGGGATATTCAAGTTGTTCCTACCGCAACAAAGACGTCGCTCAATGGCAATGTGCTAATCACCATCGACATCTGGGGCGACAAAAAACAGCGTTTCACCGTATCTGATATGGCGGAGCGCTTTTTTCGTGCCGCGATTGGGCAAGTGCTAACTGATGATTACCGATTCTATGGACGTGTAGAAGACCAGTCAAAAGAGTTCACACAAGACCAGAGTGTCCCTGATACGGTTCTCAACCGAGCCACGCTGATACTCAATCTCAATATTTTATAGGAGGCCATAACATGGCAAATGAATTGAAAGTGCTAGAAGGCATGGACGTTGTTGCCTTGGCTCGCAAACATAGCGATCAAGCAACGGTTAGCGGCCAAATTATCCCTTGGCAGACTTCGCTGTCCTTTGACCCGTCTGTTAACAGTGATTCCACTGTTACCAAGGACGGCAATGTAGCAACAAGAAGCTCGGCAAGTACCGATCTTGAAGTTGAGTTCCTGAACAACACAGCCGCAATTGCAGACGTAATGTACGACTCGTTGTTTGACGGTGAATTGCTCGACTTTTGGATTCTCTACCGCAAACGCAAGAACGCTGAAGGTAAGTATCTTGCATGGTATATGCAGGTAACGGTGCAAGAAGATAGCAGCGACAATGATCCTGATGATCACTCTACTCGCGATGTCACATTCTCAGTTAATGGCACGCCTAAACGCGGATGGACAACTCTCGATGACGAAACTCAGGAACAGGTCGATTACGTATTTCTTGGGGTTGGCAAGGTCACTGATACTGATGCTACCGGTGGTGGCACAGTTTGGGACAAGGCTATTGATCCGGGTACTAACACTGCTGATACCGCACCGGCTCAGGGCGGTTCTGGTACTGGAGCATAACAGCACAAGAGGCTTGTCATCAGTCGCCTAAGAAAGTCACAGTACGGGTGAAACCCGGGCGGCTTTAAAAGAGAGGATTTTAAATCATGCAATTAACCATTAACGGTAAAGAATACGAGCTCAACTTTGGCGTCCGCTTTGTTCGCGAAATGGATAAGAATATGGGTGCCGTCATGCACGGCATTAACTTTGGCATGGGTGTTGCAAAGGCTCTAGCTGGTCTAAACGCATACGATGCTGCTGTTTTATCAGACACCATTTATTCAGCCACCGTGGCATCTAAGAAACGTCCGTCAGCCAGTGAAGTCGATGAATTTATTGACAGCAACACAGACTTAGATTCGCTGTTTAAGCAAGTTACAGATGAAATGAATAGTGCTAACGCAGTAAAAGCAGTAGCAAAAAACATGAAGGCCTAGATGAGGACGAAAGCGTTCAAAAGAGTAGTGAAGAAACGTATCACGAAATTTTGTTAAACGCATTTGCCTATCTAGGCTTTTCTAATATTCGAGACATTGAACGTATGACACTTGTTGAGTATGAGCTGCGTATGGAAGCCTATCAGCTGAAGCAAGTCGACAGACAGAACGAAATTGCACAGCAAGCATGGATGAACCAGCAAGTGCAGGCAACCACCGGTAGCAAGAATCCTAAGCCTAAGTTCAAGACATTTGATGATTTCTTTGATAAGAAAGCGGCTATTGATAGCGTGCGATCAAATTATGAGCCCAATTATGAAGTATCACAGATGAGCAAAACCGAGCTCAAACAAAAGAGAGCACAAGTGTTCGCAAAACGGATGGCCGAATTTCAGCGGTTGAAGCGCGAAGGCAAAATCATTCCGTTATCTGAAAGAAAGGAGGGAGCACATGGCTGACAGTTTTAGCGTTGAAGCAATTTTATCTGCCGTTGACCGAAATTTTTCGGGTACTTTCAAGAACATCGCGAATTCTGCGTCAAAGGTCGGTGATAGCTTTGAAAAGTCAACAAAACCAGCGGGTAATTTTGTATCAACCGTGAGCAAAATTGCTGGTGCGATTGGTCTAACCAAGGTTGTAGGTGCAATTGGCGAAGGCATCAAAAGCATGGCTGGTGAACTTGATGCTTCCAGCAAGGCGTGGCAAACGTTCGAGAGCAACATGAAGTTCCTCGGCAAAACGCCCGCAGAAATCTCAACAATTGAAAAGTCCTTGCAGAGTTACGCACAAAAGACCATCTACAGTTCTTCTGACATGGCTTCTGCATATGCTCAATTTGCAGCGGTTGGTGTGAAAGGTGTCGGACGGTTGGTCAAAGGCATGGGCGGACTTGCTGCGGCCACAGACGATCCTAAGCAGGCAATGAAGACCTTGATGGAACAGGGCACGCAAATGGCCGCGAAGCCTATGGTTCAATGGGCTGACTTCCGTCTGATGCTAGAACAGACGCCTGCTGGTATGGCAGCCGTTGCTAAAGCGATGGGCATGAGTACCAAACAGCTGGTCACCGAAGTCCAAAACGGCAAAATAAGCACGCAGCAGTTCTTCGATGGTATTGAGAAAGCCGGGAACAGCAAGGCATTCCAGAAGATGGCCACGAGTTACAAGACAGTAGGCGAGGCAATGGACGGCCTTCAGGAAACACTGGCAAACAAGCTCCAGCCCGCTTGGCAGGCCATGTCTAAAATCGCAATTGGAGCCATTAGCGGCATTATTGATAAGATCGGAGGCATTAACTTCGATTCAGTTCTTGCTTCAATTGGCCGCTTCTTTTCACCGTTTTCGACCCTGATCCTGAACATCAGGACTCAGCTTAGCAACCTAGGCAAGGGCGAATCAATGAGTGGACTCAGTTCGATCCTTCAAGGGATCGGATCCGTTCTTCATACCATCTGGGACCTGGTCGGCAGCTTAGCTAATGTTGCATTTGTCAATCTGATTGGCATTGCTCAAAAAGTGGGTGATGCGTTTAATTCGGTGTTCGGTGGTGGGCAGCTTTCGGTAGTTTTCGATGGTATCAAGCAAGCCGTCACTGACTTTGGCTATGCAGCCATGGGAGCCATCACAACTGTTAGTGATATTATTGCTAACTTACCGTGGAAAGCAATTTTTGAAGGTGTTAAGGCGGCTTTAACTGGTGTTGTTAACGTGCTGAAGCCAATTGCGGCACTCGTCAAGGCGGCATTTGCAAATGACATTGTTAAGTCGTTTGCGGTAGCGATCCTAGGAGCAGTGGGAGCCTTTAAGGTTATTAGTTTGGCCGTTGGAGGATTGTCCAGTGTCATCGGAATCTTTTCGAGGATGATCGGCCCAATTCGTGGTGTTATCGCTGTTGTTACTAATTTTGGAACAATTGCGAAAACTGCTGGCGGTATTTGGAAGGCTTTCGGATTAATATTGGGAATGAATCCATGGGTGCTCTTGATTGCTGGAATTGCAGCAGTGGTTTCTGGTTTGGTGTACTTCTTTACCCAAACCCAGACCGGCCAAAAACTGTGGTCGGGATTTGTTTCGTGGTTACAAGGAGCTTGGCAAGGACTTGTAGGAGTTGCGCAAACTGTTTGGAATGCTATATCGGGTGCGTTTACATCTGCAATTAGCGGCATTCAGACAGCTTGGAGCGGCATTACAGGTTTCTTCAGCAATCTATGGACTGGGATTACGACCACGGCATCAGCTGCTTGGACAGCATTCACAACCACTCTCTCAGCTATCTGGCAAGGTGCTGTTACCGCAGCAACGGCAGTTTGGAACGCGCTATCCACATTCTTCACGACTCTTTGGAATGGAATAGTTGCAGTAGCCACTGCTGTATGGTCAACCTTTGGCGGTTCTCTGACGACAATTTGGAATGGGATTGTCCAAGTTGCTACCGGTGTTTGGAACATGCTTAAAGCAGTTATTATGGGCCCCATTCTTATTGTCATTGATTTGCTTACTGGAAATTGGACACAGTTAAGTGCTGATCTTCAGCTTATCTGGAACAGCATTGTTTCCGCCGCTGGACAGATCTGGAATGGTCTTGTTACGTATTTCTCCGGTATTTGGAGCCTTATTCAAACTTATGCAATGACTGTTTGGAATACTTTGGTTTCAGCTTTAGAGGGGCTTTGGAATGGCGCAGTATCTGCCGCTTCCGCTATTTGGAGTGCGCTTTCGTCATTTTTCAGCGGATTATGGAGCGGTATTGTGTCTACCACTGAGGGCGTATGGAACAGTGTTGTTTCATTCTTATCAGGACTATGGAGCGGAACAGTCAGCACAGCCGAGGGAATTTGGAACGCACTTCCCGGATTCTTTTCCGGATTGTGGAACAGCATTACATCATTTTTTTCATCAGCTTGGAACAATATAAAGTCTATTGTGATTGGAGCTGCTACTAGTATTTTTAATGGTGCTAAGGCTGTATGGTCTGGTTTTACTGGCATGGTAAATGGTGTGGTTAGCGGTATCAAAGGAGCCTTCGATGCGCTTAGACACATTGATTTAATGGCTGCTGGTAAAGCAATCATGGACAGTTTCTTAAAGGGGCTTAAGAAAGTCTGGGAAGGCATCAAGAAGTTTGTTGGTGGAATTGCTGATTGGATTCGCAAGCATAAAGGCCCAATCAGTTACGATGCCAAGCTGCTCATACCTGCCGGTAACGCCATCATGAACGGCTTAAATGCAGGGCTTACTGACAAGTTCTCAAATGTCCAAAAGAACGTTTCTAGCATGGCACAAGCTATTGCTGATAGCGCTGCTGTTACGATGCCGGCAGTGAATACTTCTCCCTTTGATGCATCATTGCAGTCGCTTAATAACAGTGTACAGGGCGCAACCTTGTCTTCAAATCTTGATGTCAACTACACTCGCAAGCAAACGATTGAGGTTCCTCTGTACATTGACGGCCGAGAGGTTGCTCGTGCAACCGCAAACCCAATGCAAACAGAGCTTAATCGTTTGACAAAGGTAAGCAATTATCGAAAGGGGCTAGTCTAATTGTACGATTTCAGAGAAACGACACCCTTCACGGGTGCAGATGATAATCAGCTTCCAGCAGAAGCGATGCTAATCGATGGACAATACATTGAGAATCTTGTGCCCGGATATAGGACGCTGCAAGTTGGTGGACGAGAGCTTCTTAAGCAATCTGCTACTAGCAATGCCATAGGCATATCTGATGGGGAAACGCTTGAATACGTTCGAAACCCATCTCGCGAGATAACTGTTGGCTATCAGCTTATTGCTGATGATGATGAGGCATTTCGCACCGCCTTCTATAAGCTAAGTGGCATCTTGCACGGTGACACTCATCAGGTTTCGTTCAATGATGACTTGTCTGTGTACTGGAATGCCGTGCTCACAGATGTTGACGATGTTCCTAAAGGCCGGAATGCGATCACTTCTTCATTTACTTTGTTTGTTCCCGATGGCATTGCGCACTCGGTAGCCACGA